AAAAATTCCAAGTAATTTGAATTTTCTAGAAGAAGTTGATAAACTGAGAATTGAAGCAATTAAGCGTAAACTAATGGATCGTAAAGATCTATTGAAGAGCGCTTTGAAGAATGTGAGACCAACGGATGACGCGAAGATTGAAGAGATTGGACCACCGATGAAAATACCTGAAATAGAGGTACCGCGAATGAGGCAACGGCCACTACATCCTGTAGTGAGGTTGATTGGAACGATAAAGCGGATGAATTTACATGAATTTGATATTGAACGCGTAATGCGTTTAACTGAGGAATCATGTTTGACTGCCCAACGAGCATCAATAATGATTAATTTGTTGTTGATGAGACGAGAAGAAGAAGAGGACTGTTTGATGAATGTTGAAGTAATTTCAGAAATGTCAAAGGCAGTACAATTTTGTGACGGATGTAAGTGTGACACCTGTATTGGTGTTTTGCTTATAGTCAAGAAATTGTACCTAGTAGAAGCGAATAACGATGATGATGTACCGATACGTGATGCCAAATGGAACCGAACGAATGAATGCAGAGATCTGGCTCATACTGAAGTGTGTAAAGCATTTCAATATGTAGATTATGATTACTCTGCTAATCGACGAACCGACAAGAAAAGCACATGCGGATTTTTGACCAATGTACGACGTTTTGTGGATAGTGCGAATGCGTCTCTGCGAGCCGCTCAAAGAATGAACAATCGAGACAGGAAAGCAGTGATACAGGATGTAAGATCCTCACCTTATGTGATTTATGCGACAACGATGAAGGATGAAGATTTGTTCCCTTTTAAAGGAAATGAATTATTCTTTGTTAAGTTGTATGAATTGCGTAAGGTGTGTTCGAGAAATGGAAACTTCGGATACCAGCCTTTGTTATGCACAGTGATGGAAGCCCAAGGATTAGATGATGACGAACCCGGAATGTTTAGTAAGATAAAATCAATGTTTAGCAATGTGAAGAAAGTGACGATAAATGATATGACGACCTTTGTGAAAGATACGGTTATTAAGTTCTTTGCGATGATTGCTGGTATATTTTCTCTGGTGACAGAGAAAATACACTCAGTGATTACGTATTTGACTCATAAAATGACTATGTACCTTTTGGAAATGGTTTTCCCTTTTGAAGTGTTGAAATCAGGACAGATTAAAGAGTATGCAACGAAGTTTATGGAAGTAGCAATGTTGATGCTCCTATTAGTTTCCGCCATAGGTGGGATCATAGGAGTTTCAGTAGTTGTTTTGATAATGAAGAGTTTTGGAATACCATACGTTGAAGAAGGATTTGAAGCACAAGGACCAGAAGCAGGAGTTCTATTGGTAGCGATAATGGGAGGAATGTTTGGATTAGTGCAAAGTGACGCTGAAGGATTGAGAAAGAAATGTTTACAGATAACGGCATTGATGGCAGGAGCGACAGTATTGGCTAATAGTTTTGCGACTATTTTGACTTTATTACCGATGAGTGCACAATATACGTTTATGAGAAGATTTGGAACAAAAGCAGCTAATGAGAAGTATGATTTTGATAATTGGAAAGCAAGAGCACAGACAGTAATAACGAGTTCTAGAATAGCAACTGTAATAGGATCACCAGAGTTTGAGAAAATGTTGAATGATGTGATGACTGAAGGATCTACGCTTGGTAGGAATCTAACTGATAATTCGTTGAAAAATCAATTTTTGTTTAATTACAATAGATTGATTACAATTTCGACAATTATGAATCAGTTTAACTACCAACAAGGATCCCGAAAATTACCATATAGTATTCACATAGCAGCACCACCAGGAATGGGTAAGTCATTGATTTTACCAATGCTAATACGTAAAGTATTTGGCGTTAGTGAAAAATTGACTTATTGGAGACCGAATGAAGATGATTATTGGAATGGATTCTTTTTGGCTAAGATAATAGGATTTGATGAATTTTTAGTAGGAAATGATGAACGAAAGTCGAAGGTAGCGTTAGAGTATTTATCCCTAGTGTCAACACAGCAGTTTATGCCACCATTGGCATCGACTGATTCAGTAGCAGTAGGGATTAAAGGAACGACAGCGCAACCAGAAGCAGTAGTGACGATTAACAATGATAAGTATAACATACCACCAGATGTTAGTAAGGAAGCATTTCAGAGAAGAAGAATACATGTCATTGAATTTTTGAAGTCAAAAGAGTATAGAGGAACAGAGAATAAAGTTGATATGGACCAATATACAGTTGAAGAGATTAGAGACGTTGCATGGGCTAATTTTCGGGTTTTACCCGGAGAACACGTTCATGAAGCAGTACAGAGACAATGTCCGATTTACAATTTTGAGATGTTATGCGAGTTTTTGAAAGATGAATTTGAACACCATAAAGAGATTTGTGCGAAAGTAGCGGAAGCTTTGGGAGGTGGAATGTTGGATACTAAGACACCTGGACAGATTCTGAATGAAGTAATGGCAACGACCTATGATTTACCAACTGAACCAGTTGATTTGATTAGCGCCGTAGTCGATACTATTTCAGGATTCTGGAAAAAGTCGAAAGTAGAAGAGAAGATGACAGCCCAAGTGAAAGATGGAGAAGAAGACCCACGGATAACATACGCGAAGACAGTGATAAGAAATCAGATGGACCCATTGATAGAAATTGATAATAGGCAGAAGATAACAGAGCATTGTCAGAGAGGATTACTATTGCAGAAGGATTTAGAGAAAGATTTACCATTAGAATGTGACCACACCGGAGAGAATGTAATAGGACAGTCAGAAAAGTTTCATGTTCACACGTGTTGTACGGCAATGTTAAAACACAAGCGAATTTTGAAATATTTCTGTTGTAATAAGTGCGGATCGGAGACTGATTGTTCGAAGATGCCATTAGGACAGGAGAATATCCTACCCTTTTTGGAGGTTGGAGAACAATGTAGTCGCAAATTATGCAAAGAGAAAGCGACAGTGAAAGGATATTGCGACGAACATTATATTGCGATGAGAGAGTTGATAATGCCAATGGACGATAAAGACGCTTTAAGAACGACGTATGTACAACATAGACATAATTGTTTCTTCAAGAATTGCAGCAATGCGGTAGTGGGTTCACACCCAATTGAAGAAACATTACATATGTGTAAGGAACATAGAAGATGCACAGTGGACGAGATTAGAATAGAAAGAGCAGCTTTTGATGTGATGTTAGATGGACAGACAGATGTGATAACGACGAGTGATGAAGAGTATAATTTCTTTAGGAAGAATTGGATATCATTAGTAGAACACCAGATATGCGGACAGTTGAAATTACCACGAGACACACCCTTCTTTTCACAGACCATGATTGGATGGATTGGAATTGGAGCATTAGCTACTACAGTAGCTTATGTAATGACAAGGATAATCAACCGATTATGTATGAAGAAGAAGGATATAAATGACGATGTAATGAAGACACTGAGCTTTGTTGCCCAGAGTAACAAAGGATGGAGAAAGAATCACCGGACTGCGAAGAGAGCCAATTTTAGGAAACTGAAAGGTTATCAAGCACAGGGAGAAAATGACATGCAATGTTGGCCTCTAGAAATAGATGGCTTTCGTAGCGTGTTTACTATCCCAGTGTATGATAAATGGCTTTTGACATACTCACATGCCCTTAAGTTTGAGAATGGAATCTTCCCTGATGGGACAGATTTGGTTTTACATGCAAGAGGAGCAGTGTTTGAAGGAAAGTTGAATCATGAAATGGTTATGTATGATCCAGATAAGGACTTGGCCTTGATTTACTTTGATCATCCCAAATTGGGAGCAGCAAAGGATATTAGAAACAAGTTTATTTCTGAAGCAGATATAGAAGGACTGAAAGGAATACCGATAAAGATGAATACGAGAGACGGACAGGGACAGATTAAGAGTAAGTATGCAATAGCGTTCCCTTCTAGGGGACTAAGTTACAACCATGGAGATACGAGATATGAGTTAGAAGAAGCAATGAAGTACCAAATGCCAACAGCAAAAGGAGATTGCGGAGCACTGGTGACAGTGAACCAAGGATCCTTGAGTGGCAAAGCAATTGGTATTCATGTGGCAGGAACAATAGCGACAGATAACCCCGTTGGGGCCTGTACTATTGTAACTAGAGAGTTGTTGATGGATTGTTTCAAAAATGTTGCGATTGATGATTTTGAAGTAGGAGAAATGCAAGCACAGCTTGGTAATGATTTCATTGATAAAATGAAAGAACAACCAAATGTGATTAGAGTTGAGAGAGCTACACCCAGTGAAGTTGTCTTCCTATCGAGTAAATCAAAAATCGCACCATCGTTGATACATGGATTAGTTGAACACGAATCTGATAAGTATCTTCCGATACTTAACAAGAATGACCCACGCGCGAAAGGAGTATGCCCAATCGAGAATTCGATTTTGGACACACTCTCTACGGATCACCCACCCGTTGATGAAGACCTCGTTGAAGAAGTATTTGATACTATATACGATAATTATAATGAAAATTTAAATTTCGTATGTGGACGTCGAATGCTGACGTTTGAAGAGGCATGTAAAGGAATACCAGGAAAATTAGTTTCCCTTAAAGTTGACACATCACCCGGTTACCCACTGGTTTATGAGAAGACGAAGAAAGGAAAACGAGACTTTATCTGGTTTGATGAGGCGGGAGAATTTCATTACGATGAGAGATTTAAAATGAGAGTTGAAGCTAAATGTGATGAGATGGAGAACTATAAAGAAGGAGATGAAATTGACCACCGATTTTTAGGATATTTGAAAGATGAATTGATTAGCGAGGCTAAGATTACCGATGTACGGACGCGAATGATATATGCAAACGATCTTGTTTGTTTAGTAGCATTCCGAATGTATTTTGGATGTATTTTAGCCGCTGTGAACAATTCATGTGGAACAACCCCTTTGGCAATAGGAATGAATCAGTACTCTTGGGATATGGATGAAATGTATAATTATTTGACGGAGCATGGAAAGAAGTTAGTTGACGGAGATTTCAAGTCATTTGACAAACGTATGCACCCGGTCTTTAGAAGATTTGCTTATAAAGTGATCTTCCGATTATCGGATACATATTTTGTACCTAAATCAGTACAATTGTTTATGATGGCGCATGAAACGAAAGCACCGGCTCAGATTTTAATTATTATATTTTGGACAATATCAAACCACTTCTCGGGATGTTTTTGGACTACTTTTATCAATTGCTTGGTTAATGAAGGGTATTTCCGTTACACGTTTGCGAAAACATATGTAGCAGAAATATTCGATGAAGTTATCAAGTTTAAGGTATTAGGAGACGATCACGTTTTAGGAGTGGCAGAGAGAATTGACTTCAATCCTATTATCATACGAGATGCGATGAAAGAGATTGGACAGGAGTATACGGCAGCTGAGAAAGGAGCGGAGATTTTACCAGAATTTAAAACTTTTGGGCAAATCACCTTTCTTGGGGCACACCCACGTATACTATACGGCAAATGGACTGGAGCTTTGAAGAAAGAGACACTCTGGAGGACCATACAATACACCCGTGATAAGAATATGTCTTTCTTTCAGGTATTAGAACAGATGCTAGATTGTGCTAGTCAATGGGATTCTAGATTTTTTAATGAATATAAGGAGACCATTAACAAGGCACTTGACAGAGCTGGATACTTGGGAGTTAAACTTTCAAAATCATACGGTGAATTGTCCAGAGTTGTAGCAAACAGGACATCAGGATCAGGATACACGTTTTCTGGATGGGATGCTCAGGGACCTAATGATAATCAAACTTCGCAAGAAGTATCAAAAGGACCCGGAATAACCCTTATTCCAGATACAGGACACAAGGACACGATTAATGAGGACCGACCCGTTATGAGCGCTGTTGCAAAGCACGCAATTAACGAGTCGCAATATGACATCATGACTGGATTGGAATCATCTGTGCTTCGAGCTCAGGTTAGCTGGCCACCAACTGCAAATGTTGGAGATGAGTTACTGATGTTCCAAGTGCCATTTGAAGTTCTCGCCATGAATAATTCAAGGAATATCCAAAATATGTCGTTCGAAAGAATGATTTATTTTACAGCGGATATTGAATTGACTTTTCAGATTAACGCGAACCCATTTACACAAGGACTAGCAGTGGCTTATTATTTGCCATTTACCCCGAACTCGATCTCAGCTGACATTGCAAACGTGACTATGAATAAGCATGTTTTGATTTCGCCACAGGATAATACCTTGACGACTTTGAGCATACCATTCACATTTTATCGTTCGGCAATGAATACATATGCAGGAGGACTTGGAACGGAATCGATGGGGAAAGTAGCGATAATGGTTTATTCAGCTTTGAAGAACCCGACAGCTTCTTTTATGACGATTACCATGTTTTCATCGTTTAAGAATGCTCGGTTTACCCTACCCAGACCCATCGTCACAGGACGCGACTTAGTTACTCTAGGCTCACGGTTCTATGAAACTCGTAATGTACTCGATGCGATCGAGCCCATTGATGAGGGACAAGAACCAGCTCTAGAGCAACCGGAAACACCACGACAACGGCGACGAGCGCTTGGATATCTTGATGACGGACGTGAATTTGTGGCTCAAGGTGCTCAGATGTCGAAGAACGAAACCAATACCACGGTCTATAACATAGACTCAGTAATGGGAAACGTTCCGACACAAGTGACGAACACTAATAAGCCAACAATGGAGCAGAAGTTTGATACTCAGGCCACCATACCAATGGACAATCCGCCACTAGTCTCAGGATCAGTGCCGATGCATCCAGTTTTCTCAGGAATGTCTGTGTCAAATGGAATTGAACCAACAGTGGGATTGCAATTGCATCCGCAAATGCTATTCCGCGAAGGGGGAAATTTATTTGATAATACAGAGACAAACTTGGAGAACTTGATGAATCGGCGCGGATTGCGCTTGAGATTTAATTGGAGGACTGAAGACACCGAGGGAGCAGAAATGGTTAATTTGAGATTGAATTCCATGTTGGGAGTTAACTCAGTACGAAATTCAGGAACAGACATACCGGCAAATGTTGCCCTATTGAACATGTTTGAGCTTTGGCGCTGCGATTTCATTTTTGACTTAGTGGCGGTAAAGACCAAATTTCAATCGGGACGATTGATGGCGACTGTGGCTTTTGGAGCCCCTAGTTTGAGTTCAGATAATAGAAATATTTTCATGAATCAAGTTTTGGACTTCTCTGAATCGAATGCTGTGGCATCTTTTCAAGTGGATTACAATGCAGGAACTGAGTTTTTGAAGACTTACGCTGGTAATCTAGCTCCCGATCTAATGCAGAATTATGCACTTGGAACTTTAGGAATCACTGTTCTAAACAGACTCCAATCGAATAGTTCTGTTGTTTCAAACACTATTGAGATGTTGTTGTTCGTAAGAATGACAAATATCAGAGTGGTTGAGGCAGCGGCCTATCCAAGAGTTAATTTCAAAGCATTTCCTTATCGAGGACATATTCAACTCCCACCACCACCACCGGGAGGCGAATTGCGAAGATTTACCGCGCAAGGACCAGACGACCCAGTTAGTGTAGTGCCAACAGAGGAAACTCAATTGGACGACACTACTGCACCAACGGACCATTTCACACACGCGGAGACCGACGTTGTGCCATCACCAATCTGCCGATTGGAGATAGGCCGTAAGTTTGAGTACACCATTTCAAACTTACATGAGCTGTTGCGTCGGCATCGGTTATTAGACCCAGACCGATATAAATTTACATATGATTATGTGCAGCAACGAACAGTTGTGAGCATCTATGTCTTACCCACCACGGATATGGCAGGATTGTTTGCAGCTTGGACTGGCATTATGAAATATCGTATTTTTATAAAAACAGATCAACCGGCACTCATAACCAGCGTTATTTATAGCGAAGGTGTTGAGGAAGGACAAGAATCGATTGTAAGACCGGGTAACTTCTTTCTTATAGATGGAGGTTATGCGGCACGGACAAACGGAACATCGTCGAGACCCAACGAAGTATTGTTTCCAGTAGGAGGCTATTGCTACGCTGATGTTTCTGTGCCATTTATGTCACAGTTTAACATGTGCTCGACGCTCACGGACGGACAAGGTTTTAGGCCGCAGTTTCCAGCTGTAGCTAATAAAATCATGATAGACCTCAATGGAATAATATCAAATAATTTAACCAATTCGATATTTGCCTATGAGGCCTTTGGAGACGATTGTAGACTAGGAATACCACGTTTCATCCGAAGCACGTTCCAACCCTTTACATTCCCTGATGACTACATAGTAGCCGCGGGACGGGATGTTTTGGGTATGGATACGATCCTAGTTACATAAGACAACGACGACAACGAATAACGACCATAATGACTTAGATCAAAT